AATACTATTCATAGTCATATTGATTTAAATATGTTAGAGAAATTTGTTGAGGCTAATAAAGATTTAGAGGATGATGATGACGATCCCGAAGTTTCATAAACCATTTAGTCCTACAATTATGGAAACAGAAGCACCAAAGAGATTTGTTGATACAATCAATAACACTGCTGATAAGGTGCTTGGTAGTGAAGCTGCGAGTGTGGAATGGGATTGGTCACACATGCTCGTTGGCAAGGTACATAAAGAAGTTCGAATTCCTATAACGGGTAAAGAAGATAAACAGTTTCTTTTAAATGTAATGAAATCTGCATGCTTGGATTATCTAAAGGAATCTATAAAACAAGGCAATCATCATGCATGGAAGAAACTTGCTGGTAATGCAATCCCAACTTTGGATAACATTCATCTGACTCATAGTTGGGTAATCAGCCAATATGCCGGAGAATATAATCCTTGGCATCATCATACTGGTGATTTCTCGGCAGTAATTTATCTTAAATTACCACCCAATATGCATAAGGAAATAGAAGAAGATTTTAAGGATCATTATCCAGCAAATGGATTGATAGAATTTATGTTTGGTGAGAACCAAATTTTTAGAAGTGACAATTTAAAGTTTAAACCAGTAGTAGGAAAGATGTTGGTATTCCCTTCATGGTTGAAACATTTTGTATATCCCTTCAAGAGTGAAGGTGAGAGAAGGAGTATGAGCTTTAACGCTCATATGTTTGTGCCAGAATGATATTAGTTGATATGAATCAGATTTCTTTAGCAAGTATGATGATGCATTTGAATATGAATAAGTCTAAAGAGATTGATGAGAGTATGGTGAGACATATGATTCTTAATTCGCTTCGTATGTATCGTACTAAATTTTCATCTGAATTTGGAGAGTTGGTTTTATGCTACGATTCCAAGCATTATTGGAGGCGTGACTATTTTCCAGAATATAAATTTGGACGACGAAAGAGTAGAGAAAAATCCACACATGATTGGAACGCAATTTTTTCATGTCTTAATGAGATAAGAGATGAGCTTAGAGACAACATGCCATATAAGTTTATAGAAATATATGGTGCAGAAGCTGATGATATTATCGGTGTTCTTTGCTCGGAATATTCAGAAGAGATCATGATACTTTCTGGAGACAAGGATTTCATTCAGCTCCAAAAATTTCCTAATGTAAAACAGTATAGTCCGATCACTAAGAAAACAGTAAATGGTGAAAACCCTGGCGCATATCTTAAAGAACATATTTTTAAGGGTGACTCAGGTGATGGCGTTCCAAATGTTCTGTCTCCCGATAATACATTTACTGACGGCCTACGGCAAAAACCATTAACTAAAAAGAAAATTGCTTCATGGATGGAACATGATTTTGATGATGTTGCGCCCAACGATGAAGTGAAAAGAAACTACCAAAGAAATCGCAAATTGATTGATTTGACATACACACCAGAAGAACTTTCTTCAGAGATAATTAATACATATAAGGAAGCGCCATATGGTGATCGAAGCAAACTACTAAATTATTTCATACAAAAGAGGCTGAGAAACCTCACTGAATCTATAGGAGAATTTTAAAATGGATAAAATAGAATATAAAATTATTGATAATGCATTGGATGATGAAGTATTTAATATGATAAGAGATAAGGTGACTTCAGTTGAATTTCCATGGCAGTTTCTTGATAACATAACTGAGAAAAAAATGGAAGGGGAAAATTTTTATTTTACACATATGTTTTACCAAGAGCATGCTATTCGTTCACAATTTTATCAATTTTTAATGCCATTATTTAATATAATTAAAGTTAAAGCATTAATAAGAATTAAAGGAAATTTATATACTAGAACAGAAAACCCAGAAATTCACCCTTTTCATGCCGATTATCCATTTGAACATAAAGGTGCTATTTTTTATATTAATACAAATAATGGATTGACTATATTGGAAAATGGTACTGAAATTAAAAGTGTTAAAAATAGATTATTATTATTTGATTCTAGCAGACCTCATAAGAGCACATCTTGTAGTGATAAAAAATGTAGGATGAATATTAATATCAATTATTTTTAGAATATGTTAGCAAACTACTAAATTATTTCATACAAAAGAGGTTGAGAAACCTCACTGAATCTATAGGAGAATTTTAAAATGGATTTACTAATTTCAGAAATCTTGGAAAAGGTTTCAAAAGTCAAGACTAAAAAAGATAAGGTTGATATTCTAAGGGAGCATGATCATCAATCTTTGAGAATGGTTATCAAGTCTTCCTTTGATCCAAATATTGAGTGGGCATTACCAGAAGGGGAAGTTCCTTATACTCGCAATGAGGCACCAGAAGGAACAGAGCATTCTTCTCTGTCCTACGAGTCTCGCAAGTTGTATCATTTCATTAGTGGTGGTGATAATCAAATAAATCAGAACAAGCGAGAATCAATGTTCGTTCAACTATTAGAAGGTCTTCATGAGAGTGAAGCAGCACTTCTGGTGGCTGCAAAGGACAAGAAATTGCATCAAATGTATAAGGGCCTATCTGCTCCTGTAGTCAAGGAAGCATTCAATTGGAATGATGAATATATGGTTGATGACCACCATGTTTATCCCCAAACGCCCGGTCCAGCGAACGGATGATGATAAATTATCGAATTTTTTTACAGAATCGTTTAGAATCAATGACTTAGGAGGTACGATTTCTCTTGACAAATCCTTCTGATTATGGTACTATTAGGTATAGTCAGAAATAAGGAAGACAGAGACATGAATACCGAAATGGCCATCCTGATTGAGAACATCAAAAAGGACTATTTTGAGTGGACCACTGGTTGTGCTGCGGCCGCTGGACGGTGCATTCTCAACGAAACCAATAAGATGATGATTGCTAGGTTCAACGAGAATCTGACCTACAAGGTAGGAACCAAATACATCAAGGTCATCAACGAATGTGGTGGCGTTTGGGGTTTTGTTGTCAATACCGATAATGATAAGAAGTTCGCCAAGGGTGACATTCTGAAGGCTGCGGGTTATAACGCTCCTGCTCGGAACGCTGCACGGGGAAACATCATTGACGGTGGTTACACCATTCGGTGGACCGGGCCCCTGTATCTGAAATAATTTGAGGAAATTATGATACTTCACATTAAAGGTTCCAATAAGGCGTTTCGCAAGTTAGTCGAATCTGCCACTTGGTTCTATGCTGAGAAATTGATGGGTAAGAGACTCATGTCTGGGTTGGAAATTACCATCAATCTCAAGAAAAATCTTCTTTCCAAGGAAGGTTTCGAAGGAACAGCTATATGGGAAGATGATGGATATAGGCCCAAAGAGTTCACTATCGAACTTGATACTACCGTGAAAATTCGGAATCTTCTGATTACTCTTGCTCATGAAATGGTTCACATTAAGCAGTGGGCAAGGGATGAGATGTATGAGTATATGAATGTAGCAGGCCTGGTTCGGTTTAAGGGTGAAAAGGTCCATATGGTAATAACTGATTATTGGGATTATCCTTGGGAGATAGAAGCCTACGGTAAGCAGTTAGGTTTGTTTGTTCGGTTTTGCGAACATATGGGTTTTGAACGTGAAGATATGAAAGAGAAAGCATAATGGGTGAGTATGAGTGCTGGAACTGTAATGAGATTTTTGAGTTGGATGAACCACCTTATGATGGTTTTGAAATTTGTGATGAGTGCAGAGCAGAAGCAAAGGAAACATAATGGCATATAAAATTAGACTAGGTGGAACAAATGAATTTGTGTCAGCGATTGACGCACACGCTTCTCATTGCTATCCGCCTGGCGAAGTGAAATTTGTAGAGGGTTGGAATAATCCAGCTGCTATAGTTTTTCTCACAAAAACCTCGGCCGAGAGGGCTAAGGATAAGGTGTGGGAAATAGAAGGTTTTCATACAACGATTGAGGAAATGTTATGAATAAAAAGAACGCAAGATTTTGGATTAAAGAGCGGGATAGCCAACGTAAATGGTTTGCAGACCACGGTAGTAGTTTATACGCATATGTTGAACGGTATGGTAGTGCTGATGACAAAGAATACTACGGTGATGGTGGTGAAGCTATTTACAAGGCCGATAAGGGCGCATTTGATTTGGCTGAAAAGAAGGGTCTTGAGGCCCAGAAAGTTTTGGGGCTGCTGCTATGAGTAAAATGAAAAATTATATGATGGACATTGAAGAGTTTTGCGATGACTATTTCACCGCCGGGGTGCCGTACGGAGTTACGCCTTCAGCTGAAGAAGTTGCAGCAGATGCTGAAAATCATTTTAATTCCAAGATGGCTGGAGATTACGCTGAGGAATACACCACTAAAACTCTTGGTGAGCTTTAGTGAATCTTGCTGCAATAGTTTTGGCAGGGGTTGTTTCAACTGTTGCCATTCAAACGCAACAGATTCCAGATAGGGCTCCAGAGTGTCTTGCACTCAACATGTATTATGAAGCCAGAAGTCAAGGAACTGCTGGTCTTTTTGCTGTAGCTGCTGTGGTATTAAATCGTGTCAATGATAAACGATTTCCTAATAGTGTCTGTGAAGTTGTTGAGCAAGGGCCTATTAGAGAGAGCTGGAAAACTCGGCAACATAAAAATTTACCAGACAGTAAGAGAAAATATTATCCCATAAAAAATAGATGCCAATTCTCATGGTATTGTGATGGAAAAAGTGACACGCCTTATAATAAAAAAAAGTATCAAGAGTTACTTGACTTATCCAAATCAATTATGTATAATGAGATATCATTTGTAGATATTACAGATGGTGCTTTGTTTTACCATGCAGATTATGTAACGCCTGGTTGGGCAAAAACAAAACAGAAAACCGTGGAGATACAAGACCACATTTTTTATAGATGGAACACTAAATGAATTTTACTGAATATCAAAACTTAGCATTAGCTACTGCAATCTATCCAAAGAAATATGAAACAATATATCCAGCTCTAGGCCTATGTGGGGAAGCTGGTGAGGTTGCTGAGAAAATCAAGAAAAGTATACGAGATGGTTTACATAACTGGCCAGATGAACAATTCAAAGAAGAATTAACAAAAGAATTGGGTGATGTGTTGTGGTATATTTCGGCACTCGCAAGTGATCTAGATATTTCTTTGAATGATGTTGCAGAGAACAATTTACAAAAACTGGCGTCCCGAAAGAAACGAAATAAGATTGGTGGAAGTGGAGATAATCGATGAATATATTCTACCTAAACCGGAAGCCTGAGATTGCTGCACAGATGATGTGCGACAAGCATGTAGTGAAGATGATACTGGAGAGCGCACAAATGCTCTCTACTGCTCATCGTGTTCTTGATGGTGATGAATATGCTGATAGAGTGGGGTTATATAAGATGACTCATAAAAATCATCCTAGTTCTATATGGGCGAGAAATAGTGATGGAAACTATGAATGGTTGTGGGAACACATGGATGCTTTAATGAAAGAATACACATATCGTTATGGTAAACATCATGCAACTGAACGGTTAATTCACGATTTATGGAAAGTTCCATATAATTTGCCGGTTGGTGATTTCACTGACCCGCCTCAATGTATGCCAGATTATTGTAAGAATGATGATGCTGTATCTGCATATCAAAATTACTATATATTAGAGAAGTCAGACTTTGCAACTTGGAAACGTAGAGATAGGCCGGAGTGGTTTCATGAACGAGAAAAAGAATGTGCTTGAGATGGAAGATATGTGGGAAAAAGAAGTTTACGAATTACAAAAAAGTTTGCAACAATCTTATAAGAGGATAAAGGCTCTTAATGAAATAATCAGTAAACAACGTGATAAGATTTTCTATCTAGAGGGTCGCCCTGGGCACCAATTGGAGTTTAATTTTTAATGCCAACATATACATTTATAGATAATAATACAGGAAAATCCTTTGATGAGTTCATGGGAATGAGTGAAAAAGATAAATACTTAAAAGATAATCCTCATATTAGCCAAGTTCCAGTTATGTTTGCATATGTCGGGGATCATATTATGGGTGCTGGACCTAAATCAGATGGCGGGTTTAATGAGCGTATGGAGCAAATTGCAAACTCGCACCCTGGCTCTCCTTTAGCAGATAAGTATGGTGGTACTAAAACTAAATCTCATAAAGAAATTAAAACAAGAAATGTATTGAAAAAGCATAAGGTGATATAAATAAAAATGGCCAGCAAAAAGAACAAAGAAATTAATCATACCAATCTTGTAACTGTCAAATCAATAACTGACAATCAAAAAGTAGTTTTTGAATCTTGGAAAAAAGGAAAGAACCAATTTTTATTTGGTGCTGCTGGTACAGGTAAAACTTTCATTTCATTATATCTTGCATTAAGAGATGTATTGGATTTAAAGAAATCTTATGACAAAGTAGTGCTTGTACGGTCACTTATTCCTACCAGAGAGATTGGATTTCTTCCCGGCGATGAGGAAGATAAGGCTGCGTTGTATCAAGTGCCATATCAGAACATGGTGCAATTCATGTTTGAAATGCAAAATGAGCAACAATTCAATAATCTATATGATAAACTAAAGGGCCAAGGTACGCTATACTTTTTATCAACTTCTTTTCTAAGGGGGTTGACATTTGATAATACAATCATTATAGTAGATGAATGTCAGAACATGAACTTTCATGAGCTGGACACAATTATTACCAGAGTTGGCCAGGATTCAAAGATTGTATTTTGTGGAGATTTTGACCAAACAGATTTAGTGAGGCAAAATGAAAGAAATGGACTGCATGACTTTTTACGAATTTTGTCAGAAATGGAAGAATTTAATTGCACAGAATTTACTATTGGAGATATTGTTCGTAGCGGTTTTGTTCGCAGCTATCTTATTAACAAAATTAAGCTTGGCATAGGAATTGAATAATGGATTTAGCTAAATTACAAGAAGAATTAGAAATTGATGAGGGATGTAAATATGAAATATATCTTGATCACCTTGGTTATCCTACTTTTGGCGTGGGCCATTTGGTTCTTGAGTCTGATCCCGAATATGGCTGGGAAGTAGGTGCGTCCGTTGATACTCATAGAGTCAATGAAGCATTTGAAGATGATGTTCAAAATGTACTGACAGATTGTGAAAAACTATATGTACAGTGGGAACATTTGCCAGAAGAAGCTCAAAGAGTGATTGCCAATATGATGTTCAATATGGGACTAACTCGCTTATCAAAATTTAAGGGTATGAAACGTGGCATTGATGCAAGGGATTGGAACGCAGCTGCTGATGAGATGGTAGACAGCAGATGGTATCGCCAAGTAACCAATCGAGCAGATAGATTAGTTGAAAGAATGAGAAATATATAATGAC